GCAATATTCGAGTGCTATACAAAGTCTACAAGACCAACCATTGTCGATTATAATTCCCGCTTATACTGAGTTTGAAGGCATCTTAGGATCGGATACTAACGAAAACATGACTATGATGATGTCAGGCAGAATATACAGAGGATAAATGCCCACAAAGAGAGAACGTGAGTATTACCGAATGGGTTTTCAGGATGGTAGTCGTTTAGTGCCTGATTATGAAGGTCCTAGAGTAGGAGGTCCACAAGGACCACCAATAACATATAGAGAAAGTGAAGCTAGAAAAATTATCACGGGAGCTAAGAAACGCAAGCGTACACTATCAGCGTGGCAAAAGTTTGTAAAAGCTAACAGTAAGAAACCACGCTTTGTGTTACGATCTGGAAAGCTGAACCTAAAGAAGATGGGTGTAGCGTACAGGAAAACCCCTGCGGGGAAAAAATCTAAGAGGCGTTAACGTGCCTTTTGAAAAATCCTTTATATGTAAAAGTGTTCGTACTTTGATTTTAGAGGTATAACTCTATGGATATTGCATCTATAATCATTTTAGGAAAGGTCCTGTTAGGATTGGGTAAAGACCCTTGCGATAATATGATAGTCGGAAGCCCCGCCCATATTCAATGCTTGATTGTACACAGGAAAAAATAGTGGCCTATTACTATAATCCCATTACAGGAAAAGTTGAAACCGTAAACGCTGCCAAGAAAAAAGCAGTAGATGAATATTACAACAGGGAAACAAAGTTAAGTGTTTTCAAGAATCCGTTACTGATTGTCGGAGTCTTGGCGGGTGTCGGGTTTTTGGGTTTGAAGTTGAAAGATTTTTTAACGTTGGTCAAAGTTGAAGTTAGTGAAAAGGTTGACACGGTCATAGAAACGGTAATCGATCCTTTCCAAATCACAGGTTATGAAGAGAAAACTAAATTTATTAGTGATTGGAACGCTTGCCGACTCAAATATCCAAAAGGAACGTGGTTTAGGACCACTAGGGTTAGTGCTTGTATGCTTGGCAAGGGTTGGACTTCCGAAATCATTGGAGAAGGCTTAGAAGCTGCTCTAAAGAAATTATAATCAACGGGGCCGTTGTTCCTCACACATAAACTGTTTTTTAGGCCCCAATTACTAGTTAGTCATGGAACTAACCCAAATTGTACCCCTTTTGTTTATTGGAGAGATTGCAACCCTGCTTTTACTTTACAGGTTTGTACTAAGAGATTGGATAATAACTAAATGGGAAGATAAGATAAAAGAGGATGACGGCGAATGGCTGATAGCAACCCTTGAACCGTTATTAGATGAAGTCGACGCACGAACAGAAGTCAGACTTGAAGCATTCAGAACAACTTTTCTTAAAAGTTTTCTGGGTACGGTCGGAAACATGACAAAAGAAGCAAAAAAGCTCGACCCTATGAATAATTTAAGATCGGCTGCTAAAAATGGGGACTGGACAACTATGATAGTAGAATACCTAGCAAACAAGTCAGGACTAAACGAGTCCTTAGCTAACTTTCAGCTAGCAGAAGCTGCACCTCAGCTAAAAAAAGCAGAAGAAGAGCTAGGTTTTGGTAAATTGTAGGTATATTATATATTATATGTATGTATTACTCTTTTTTATTAGTATGACGTCTTATTATTTTCATTTAAAAACCGTGGGGTTCTTATATTACTTTCTATTATAGGATTTATCCAAAGCTTTCGGGGCTTTGGGATTGGGGGGCACTTTCCCAGTAAACAATTAATATACATATAATTATATATAATAGCTCCGTCCTGACAGGGTGTGAGAACAATGGACAAGAACGAATGTGTAAACTGTGGTGGCGGGTTAATCATAACCCCTGCCTACCCAGTAGCCGACCGCACTATCTACTGTGAGAACTGTGGTTTAACTCCTAAACAAGCAGCAGATGAATTGATAGCACGCCTACAGACAAGGGTGGTCCAGAATGACTAAACCCAAGGTAGGCCGGCCACCTCAGACCGACGCCGACGGTAATCGAATAGATAAGACCTTAATCAATTTAACGATCCCCGTAACACTAAAGAACTTTCTGGATAAGTATGTAAAAAACCGTTCCGAGTTCTTTACTGAGATGGTGACCAAGATGTATATCGGACTGATATGTCCTAAATGTTATTCAGATGAATATATCCACGAATCACCCGCAGGTACTGAGTGCGATAATTGTCATATCTGGATTAAATTAAATCAATGTCCTAACTGCGCCACGACTTACGATCCCCGTGAGTTTATAGGAGTGGACAGAAATCCGCATTTCAACCCTGCACACGGTTCTAAACAGTGTTCAAAATGTATGCAGGTCGAATAATGGGTACTGCTAGTACTAAATGCGGCCGATGTCATCAGAATAACCGCAAATATAGAATGTATCAAGTAGTAGTCCATCATTCAGATATCCCTAATGGCTATTATTGTAAACATTGCTGGGGGGTTATGAATGCTTAAAGACTGTGACGGTAAATATTGTCCTGATTGTGATGTTAAGTTAACTAAGAGGATAATAAAATGGCCTAAGATATTCGAGGCCTATTGGTGTAAAGCATGTGAATTAGATTTCTTTCTTGAGGATGTCACGATCTTACCACAAAAGGTAGTCTGTATAGGACATAAAAAAGGAAAACCTGAATATAGAATCTATAAAGACGTCTCAAGGGGATACAATCCCCCTAAACTAAGGAGGATAAATGATTAAACACAATAATCTAGTTGATTGTACGGTATGCGGTGCCGTAGTAACTAAACAGAAAGCAACGTTACAACTCCATATAAATCATTACGACCCACTAACCGAACAAATAAATGTCACTGAGATTATCTTATGTCATAAGTGTTACCCATTAGACTAAATAGGCAATTCCCCTAAATGGGTTTATGGTCAGGCGACGCGCTAATAGAAGATATTCAAGAAAAAAGAGTTTTACAATATCGGCGATCGAAACCGGCGCGGCTCTCAGCCTCGCAAGTTCGGCCGGTGTTGATACAGCAGTGAAGGCCGCATTAGGCGGCGATCTATCGGGGGCTTTAGGAGTTATTCAAAGCAGCGTGGCCGCCAACAAAAATAAGATAATTGGGACCCTCGGGGCCGCATACGTCGGTAAGATGTTAGCGAAATCATTTGGAAACGGCCAACTTGCGAAACTGGGACCAATTAGGATAAAGGCATAATCATGGCAGGTTTACAAACTAGGACATATTCCCTAACGGGTAGCTCGCTGGTTGCTGGTACATTCACAGCAATGACTCAATTGATGGGGTCGACCCAATCAACCACTAATCCAGAAGGGATGAACAAGGTAGTTAGGATCGCGATGCACTGTGTTCCAAATCACGATTCAGCCACCGATGGTCTGAGTATTTTTGCCTTCAAAGGCGATGGGGTTAGCGTCCAGCAGATATTTGCGGGTCCCGGTTGGTCTAATGCGGCAGCAGGTCCCTTGGAGGGTAACAACGGTCAACCCGTGGTGCTTGAGGCTGCTGGTGGACTCTTCACGATTATACCCGGAAATCAGATCGATTTTAGCATCAGCTGCACGGCTGCTGAGACTGTCGATGCGGCAATAACGATCACCTATTCAGCCTGAGGCCTTAGATGGCTATAGGCGGCGGCGGTGGTGGTGGCCTTCTAGGATTTAGCAATAGTTTCACAGGTCCGGCTGAAGCTTTAGAATTAGTAGGTAATCACGCCTATGCATACAGTGGTGAAAAAGCAATAGCCGCGAGTAGTTCAGCTAATACCACTATGATAAAATTTACCAGTGGTAACTTTTATTTTGTCGGAACGATCGCGTGGTCCAATGATAATGCCGCCTCAGCAGATGTTTATATAGATTTAAAATTAAATGGTGCCGTAATATGGACTGCGCAATATTCGAGTGCTATACAAAGTCTACAAGACCAACCATTGTCGATTATAATTCCCGCT